CGTTAAGTGAAGTTGGTATTGTAATACTTAAATTCATATAGATTTTTATTTAATAATAAAATAAAGTCAATATTGTATTATACGAAATTGCAAAGCAATTAAAATAAAAAAAGACCTACATTTCTGTAAGTCTTAATTCAAGTAGGTAAGGCAAAAAAGGTATTATAGTAATTCTACATAAACATTTGTAAAGTGTTGTTTGTACTTCTTTTTAAATAACTGTTCTGCTCTTGCTGGTGTTGTTGCGTGTATGGTATGCGTAATAAAATCTTTTTCGTCGTCGTATCTAAACCAACCTTCAACTGTATATTCTTTTACAATTTGATAGTCAGGTATTGCATCTAATATACTATTGTTTTCTTTTGATTCTGTGTATTGGATTCCTTTAATATAGTTTGCACCATCTTTTATCCAAATCACGTTGTTTCTGCCTTTGATTATTTGTCTTTCCATTTCTTAAAGTTTAAAAGCGGATATTACACCGCTTGTTTAATTCTTTGTGATAATTGATAATAGTAAGAACAATATTCATTTGTTGTCATTCCGCTTTTACCTAATTTAAAACTTGTTTCTAAATCTTTTAATTCTTGTTGCAATTTTGCTTTCATAATATTTGTTTTTGTTTGTTTGTTGAGTACAAAAATATAAAAATTAAATTAAAATTGTACTAATTAATAAAACTTTAACTTTTCAAATACTCGTTTGCTATTGCGTACATTGTCTTCATCTTTTTAATTTGCCCTATATTAGCTGGTAATGCTATGTCTATTTCTACATCTTTTTTGTGATGAATATAACATTGTATTGTAGCAATCATTTCTCCGTATGTCATCAGTAGATAAAATAAGTTCCTTTGTTTGCATTACCTAACTGATATGTAACACAATATCTTAATGGGTCTAGTAGGTGATTGTGCGCATCTATTGGAGTTTTTGATTTCTTTTCTAACCAGCAGTAATTATTCAATTCTTTAATTAAGTTAATTGATTCAGGTGAAACTATCAAATCATAATCTTGTAACACACTAATACCATAAGTAACAGAATCAGGTCCTTTAATTGCAGGAACTATATTTAAACCTAATGTAGATAATTCGCTAATCAATCTAGGTTCTGCTGAATCTGCTACTATTAGACAGTCATTTGCGTGTTGCTTATTTAAAGCGTATATCTGCGACGTTGTTAATCCCTTTAGATAAAACCTTTCATTAATATAAATTCGTTTATTAGAACTATCTATATTACATTCTAATAAAGTCGATTCATCTGATGCAAAACCATAATCTTGACCAAAGATACTTTTACCAACTTGTTTATATTCACCAATAGTCCAGTTCGTAAATATAACTCCTTCGGCTTTGTCTAACCAGCCACCTAGAATCTGATGTTTATATTTTTCAGGTCTTCTTTCTTTTATATTCTCTATTTGATTTATAAAAGATTCTGAAAGATTTGTGATGTTATCTAGGTAAGTTGTATGTATGTATGTGGTATCACCTTTTATTAAATTGCTTCCTGCTTGTATTCCTTTGTCTTCAAAAAACTTCTTATAAATAAAGTGTTCTTTTGTTGCTGGGTTCAATACAAGTAAAACCCTGTTTTGTATTCCTTTTGTTCTAATGCTAAAATCTATTTTCTCAAATGTTTCCTCATCAGTTAGTTCTTCTGCTTCATCTAATACCCACGTAGTTACTCCAGCTAAAGATTTTAAATTAGCAGTTTGTGTTCCACTACTTGTTTTAATTCCTTTAAATAGTATTTTAGAGCCAGTTCTTAAATTTACTATTTCATCTTTAGTTATATAAAAATCATTCGTTAAATCAGCTGATTCTATTTTGTCTATAAATTCGGGAATGATAGATACATTTGCTGATGTTAATGTATAACGTGTAAACAGTATAACGTGTCCAACTTCATAAGTCAATAGCAGAAGAAAAGAGTTCAAAGAATATGATTTACCTGAACCTCTACCACCTGTAATTACAAAGTATCTACTTTCACTTCCTAATAGATTATATTTTTCATTCAGATTTATTTCCAATTTTAAAAATATCTTTTATATTAAAATCATTTATGTTATGTGTAGCTTCAATAGTTTCTTTTGGCTTTCCAAAAATATGCTCTGCAATAAATAACTGTCCACGTTGTGATTCCATCAATGTATTCTTTACGAATGCTATTTTAGTTTCTTCTTCAGTTTCTTTATTGTAAAGTTCTTTTAACGCTTGTACAAATATGCTATTAACTTTCTTTTCATCAGCTACTGGTTTACGTCCTGCTCCTGCTCTTGCTCCACCTTTATTAGATTTTGTTTCCATAGAAAAAAGTTTGATTATTCAATTTAAAAATAAATAAAATCTATTGTTGTTTATTCTGAACCTTTGCTAACTAAATAATAAAACAACCAAATTAATTTTGGTCTTATAAATTCATAACCTGCAAATATTAATAGATACTTCATATTTTATATAATTTTGAGATATTTTCATTAATTCCATAATCTAGCAAAATATACTTATTATTTTCTATTCCCCAGTTTTCAGGTTTGTACAAATCACAGTTGTCAAAATCAAATTCAGGTATTAATTCTTTTATAAGCAATACTTTTGTGTTTGGTACTCGTTTAACTGGCTTGTATCTTTTCTGACAAACTATTCCAAAATACATCCATTTTAATTCTGCTAAACAACCAATTTGTTTATACTTATCCCAAATGTATTTTTCATTCAATCCTTGTAAATAACCTCTTTTGGAAATTGGTATTTTTATAACTATATTTTTTAAAATTATTACAAATCTTGTTGAGTATTTGAATGAAATCATCTTACTTTTTGTCATTACATAAACCCCAAAATTTAGGGTTTATCTTGTTGTGAAAGGTTAATTAATATTTTGTGACTGGCACAGCTTAATTTGTGATTTCCCTCATTTTGTCCGCAGTATTTACATATTCCATTATGCCAAAACAAATCGCAGTTGTATGCATCTGACTCTCGGTTGGTATTTACCCAGCTTTGTCTATATTCACTACTTATTGCGGTATATCTATAACAAATATTTTTTGATGGGCAAAGGAAATCATTACATTTTGATATATCAGCCATTGTTTACGTGTTTAGTATAAATCCAATTTACAAATAATTCTGTTTCTTTACTTTCTAATCCTGCTTCAACAACTGATGCTTGTTTAAAACCTGCTTCAAATGCTAAAGTCATTAATTCTATTACTTTATATTTTTTCATTCTTGTAAAGTTTATTTAATTCGTTTGCTACTAGAATCCAATGTTCTTTTTCTTCTTGTGTCTTATACTTTTTAACTACAGATATTAAATACTCTTTACTATATTTGCTATAAAGTATTTCAGCACGTTCTTTTGGTGTCATAATTCATTTTCTGTGTAAGTTGTTGGTGCTTTCTTTTCTAGTTCTTTTATTGTTTTGTTTCCTACATTAACGCACATAATAAACAAAAGTACAAAAAATATTATTCCGAATACTATTACTGCTTCTATCATATAAATCTAGTTAAGTTACTATTCATTTTATAAAATGCTTCTAGCTTTTCTGTAATTATTTCTTTGTTGTTTGTACCTTCATATTTATTCATTAGTTCGTTTAGTTTGTTAATTGTTGTGTTGCTGTACTTTGGTTTGTTTGCTTCTTGCTCTAATGTGTTTATTTTATAGTGCAAGTCATTTATTTGTTTACGTAATACATCGGCTTCAGTTATTTCTTCACTACTTTCAAAGTAAGATAATACTTTTAACCTAATGTTTTTTAGCTCTTTGTTTTGCTGTTCAATAATAGGGTAAGTTTTTAGTGAGTGTATAATACTGGCGTGATTCCTATTTACTGTGTTTCCTATAAATTGTAAAGTAGAACTGGGTTGTAAATACTTTAGTATGTAACAATACATCGCTCTAGCTTCTACTACTTCACGTAGTCTAGTATTTTGGTTTACATCTATATTTGTTTCTTGCTTAATTACTTCTTTTAATCTTTGTGTAATTTCCATTTTAAAATAATGTTTTTTCTGTTTTTTCTATTAATGTTTTTGCAAATCCAAATTCTTC